CATACGTCTCTTCCCCACTTCCGGCCGGGGCTTTTTCGAATATTATAGTGAGCGCTGCGGGTGGTAGTAAATTCTACGGAGCCGTCCTAGTTCCGTCGGGCAACATCATTTGTATACCTTATTCCTCGGGCAATATAGGTTCGATTGATCCGGTGGCCCTCACGTACTCGAATGCGACGGCTTATAAAGGCTCTATATGCTGGCGGGGCGTCCTCATCCCGGATGGACGGATTGTCAGCCCCAGAAATGATGCAAATATAATTCATACAATTGGTGGTTTCGGGCCGGCCTCTACCGAATTCTGCCTGAGCCCGTACTTTAATAAGTTCTAAATAAGATCTCTGCAAGTACCAGAGATGCCTGTCATCACCAATTTTGGTGATACGACGACGACAGGCAACACGACCCTTCAACAAAACCTGACCGTCCAGGGGGCCTATTCCACGTTCAGTGGAGACATTAGAGCAGCCTCCTCGTCGGTTTCTATAGGGAATGCAGCGACCCGATTCGGGACCCTCTGGGCCGTCACGGCGAACGTCACGACGCTCAACACAACGGCCCTCTTCGGAACGACCGGGTTCATAGGCGTCGGGACCTCGACCAACCTCGGAGCGACCCTCCAGGTCCAAGGGAACGTCTCGGCGACAAACGCCATCTCGACGACGAACGTCTATGCCTCAGGCACCGTCAATGCGACCACGACGAACACGGCCAGTATTTTCGGCCCGACGGGTCAGGTCGGTATCAACACGAACGTCACGAACGCGTCCTTGACCGTCGCCGGTGCGACGACCGTATCAACCTCGCTCACGACCCCGAACGTCTTTTCCGTGTCGGCGAACGTCACGGGCGTGTCGAACCTCGCGACCCTCGTGGTCTCTTCAAACGTGGGTATCGGGACGGCCCCAGGCCTCGCCAACTTGGCCGTCCAAGGCAATGCGTTCGTCTCGAACGCCATCTCGACCACGAACGTCTTTGCGTCCGGGTCGCTCAACACGGCGACGGCCAATGTCACATCCATCTTCGGGACGGCCGGGTTCGTCGGGGTCAACACGACCGCGGCCTCAGGAACGACTCTGTACGTCTTCGGCAACGTCTATGCATCGAACGCCATCGTGACCCAGAACATCATCACGACCACCGCAAACATCACATTACTCAATGTGCTGTCCCTCACGGCGACGGCCAACCTCGGTATCGGAACGACACCCGTGGCCGGAGGCGCGACCTTGGCCGTCCAGGGCAACGCCTTCGTCTCGAACGCGATCACTTCGGGTGCGATCTTCGTCCCGAACGTCAATGCGACGTCCCTGAATACCATGACCCTGATCGCGACGTCCAATTTGGGAGTCGGAACGATACCGGCACAGGGTGGTGCGACATTGACCGTCCAAGGTAACGCATTCGTTTCGAACGCCGTGTCTACCGGGACGGTCTACGCGTCCGGCAGCATCAATACAGCGCTCATGAACGTCACGTCCGTATTCGGAACCACTGGGTTCGTCGGCGTCGGAACGACCAATCCGTCCGGAACCTCGCTTTACATAGCCGGCAACGTGTACGTCTCAAACTTGTTCAGCTCGCCCAATATCTTCATCACGACCCTCAACACGACGACCCTCAACGCCTTGACAATCACGGCAACCTCGAACATGGGTATAGGCACGACACCCGCCCAAAGCGGTGCGACTCTCGCCATAGTCGGAAACGCCTTCATTTCGAACGCCATAACAGCCCCTAGCGTCTTTGCGACCACGTCGCTCAACACGGCGACGGCTAACGTCACGTCGATCTTCGGGACTTTCGGCTTCGTCGGCGTCAATACCACCGTCCCCTCAGGTACGACCATGTACGTGTTCGGTAACGCGTTCTTCTCGAACACCTTGACGGCCACAAACGTCTTTGCGACTACGTCGCTCAACACCACCTCGATCAACACGACGACTCTGACCGCGACTTCCAACCTGGGTATAGGCACGACACCAGCCCAGGGCGGCGCGACCCTCACGATCCTAGGTAATGCCTTCGTCTCGAACGGTCTGACGACCGCGACCGTATTTGCTTCAACCTCTCTCAACACGGTGACGACCAACGTCACGTCCATCTTTGGAACGGCCGGGTTTGTCGGGGTGGGTACGACGGCGCCTTCGGGAACGGCCCTCTACGTCCAGGGTAACCTTTTCGCATCAAACGCGCTCGTGACGACGAACGTGACGGCGACGAACGCGAACGTGACGACCATGAACGTCACGTCACTTACGATCGGTTCCAATTTGGGAATAGGGACCGCGTCGACCCAGACGACCAACCTTTACGTCCAGGGTAATGTCTTCATCTCGAACGGCCTAACCACGACCAATGTCTTTGCGTCCGGGACGCTCAATGCGACGACGGCTAATTTAGTCTCTATATTCGGTCAGTCTGGTTTCGTCGGGGTGAATACGACGACGCCTTCGGGGACGGCCCTCTACGTCCAGGGTAACCTGTACGCCTCGACGAACATCACAACCCCGGCCGTGTTCGCGACGAACATGAACGTCTCGGCGACGCTCAACGTCCTGACATTCACAGCCTCTTCGAACCTCGGTATAGGCACGGCGCCAGTGTTTGGTGGCGCGACTCTAGCCGTCCAGGGTAACGCCTTTGTGTCGAACGCGATCCAGACGGGCGGCGTCTACACAGCCTCACTCAACGTCACGAGCCTCAACACGGCCTCTCTGGTCGTGACGACCAACATAGGGATAGGCACGAACCCGGGAACGACCAACCTTTACGTCATCGGTAACGTGATCGTCTCTAACTCGGTGACGGCCAACATCGTCTTTGGGACCACCTCGGTCAACACCTCGACGCTCAACACGACGTCCATTTACGGGACGAGCGGGTTTGTCGGCGTCGGAACCAACGTGCCCTCCGGAACGACCCTGTATGTCCTCGGGAACATCTATGCGACAAACTCGATCACGACCACGAACATCTACGCGTCTAATGTCAATGTCTCGTCGGTCAACGCGGTGACCCTGTCAGTCACGGGCGCGTTCACGGGGCCGACATCGGCTTTCGTTCTGGCGTCCAATCTGGTCGTTTCGAACGCCGTGACGACGACCAACCTGTTTGCGACGAACATTAACACCACGGCGATTTACGGCACTTCGGGCTTCGTCGGCGTCGGGACGACGGCCGCCTCGGGAACGTCCCTATACGTCCAGGGCAACGTCTACGTGACGAACGGCCTCTCGGTCTCGAACCTGGTCGTCAGCAATTTGTACTATGGCGAGGACGTCACGAAGCGCGGCCCGTACCTTTTGCCGACGCCTTCGAACGCGGCTATAATTCAGGCGTGGATCTCCGGGACGTGTAACGCGGCCGGTCAGCCTACCAAGTCCTGGTGGGCCTCTTCGGCCGCGCCGGTCTATGGTAACGTGGCTCCCAGTGCGACCGGCTACTTTGGATCTTTGTACCTCCCGGACGGTCGCGTGATGCTCTGTCAGAGCTCGTCCGCTCTGTTAGGATTTTACAATCCAAGGACTCTGTTATATTCATATATATCGTCTCCATTGGCGAGCGGGACGGTGCGGTTCGCGGGTGGGTGTCTTTTGCCGAACGGGAATGTGGCCCTGACGCCTTATAATTCGGCGAATGTCGGCATGTTTAACCCGGTCACATACGCCTTTTCGAATATAGGACCGATCACAGCCTTGTCAAGAGGCGCGTCTGTTGGGGCTGTACTCGCACCGTCCGGGAACATCGTGTGCGTACCTTTCAACGCCGGAAACGTTATCGAGGCCAACCCGACGACCAGGATCGTTTCGAATATCGCACGAGTTGGCACAGATGCGATTGGATTGTTCGGAGGCGGATGCCTCTTGCCGAACGGCAATATAGTTTTCGCGCCCTTCTTTTCGGCCAACATCGGCATGTACAATCCCGCCATAGGCGCATTCTCGAACGTCGGCCCGATCTCGGCTCAGGGGATGGGAAGCTTCTCAGGTGCCGTCTTAGCCCCGAACGGGAACGTCATTTTCGCACCTCAGCTTTCAAATATCGGTGTCTACAACCCTAGCTATGTCACGTCGATCGCTGGCGGGTACTCGAACGTCCGGTGTGGGTTTCAGGGTGTTGCGGGCGGCGTCCTCTTGCCGACGGGCAATATCATATTCCCTCCGTCGGCCCAAGGAAACGTCGTCATGTTCGATCCGACCGCCCTGACCGTCTCGAACGTTCAGCCAAAGGCGATCGGCGCGGACGGGTTCCGTGGCGCGACTCTGGTCCCGTCCGGTCAGGTTATCTTTTCGCCTTTGAATACGGCCAACGTCGGCGTCCTCAACACGATGGTACCGGCGCCACCCGAATGGTGCCTCAGTCCGTACTTCAATAAATTCTAGCCCCCTAGTAGAGTAGTATGGCCGAGACGATATTTTACGGCTCGAATAACTTGGCCGGCATCGGGTCCATAAACGCAACCACTTTAACAGGCGCCGGATCTGGAATCACGGCCATCAACATGGACAACGCAGGGTCTGGGACACTTGCGGTCACTCGGGGCGGAACCGGAACGACAACCTCGACCGGTACAGGATCGGTCGTCCGCTCGGTCGCACCAACCCTGACCGGAACAACTACGGTCGCAGTTCTCAACGCGACGGGTGATATCACGGCTTTCTCTTCCGACGACCGTCTCAAGACCAAGACGGGAACATTGATGGATGCTCTCGACAAGGTGTGTACTCTCGATACGTTCACGTATACGCACAACGATCTCGCTCGATCCTTTGGATTCACGGACAATAGACAGTACGTAGGTATTTCGGCTCAGCAAGTTCAGAAAGTTTTACCTGAAACCATACGACGTGCACCGTTTGACTCGGACGGTGGCGAAAAGTCCAAGTCGGGTCAGGATTACCTGACTGTACAGTACGACCGTATTGTTCCTCTGCTCATTGAAGCTCTGAAAGAAGAACGCAAGGCGCGTGAAGCGCTCGAGGAGTCCCTGAGGACGACGACTCGCGAACTTCGTTCGCTCGAGCAGAGAATAAAACTTCTCGAGCAAAAGTAAAATGGGTATCCTTGTTCCAGAAGCGAACCTCCCTATGGGCGTCGTGCTAAATAATGTGTATATGAGTTTTTCAGACGAAATGATATATACAAATCCTCAGAACGGACGGTACGTGGTAAGCACGTATTACAAGGTCTACAAAGATCAAACAAAATATCCAGCATCAAACATCCGAATTCCAATTTCATGCACTGTTGATAGCATAAAAGACCTGGACGCCTATACGATTCTGTACCAAGAACTCAAGACGACATATCCGGGCTCAATAGATATTCTTTGAGAATAGTATAATGCCGACCCCAACTGGGGCGATTAATTTTACGAATGTCGCGAACGAATTTGGCAAGACCGCGGGCGCCGGGTCCAATCTGGGTCTCGGTGGGGACTTTAGGTTTGTGGCCGGCTCTTATTCGCCGGTGACTCCAGCCATACCTACAGGGGCGACCGCTGCTATAAGTATGAGTGATTTACAGGGGCTGACATCAAGGGTTAGAGGAACGGGTGGAACCGAGTCGACTTCCGGTGGCAACAGAATCCATAAATACACGAGTTCTAGCTCGTTCGTGTGTACGCAGAACGGAACCGCCACAATCCTCGTTGTGGCTGGTGGCGGTGGTGGTGGCGGCCATAACGGAAATAATATTACGGGAGGCGCCGGCGGCGGCGGTGAGTGGGAATCGAGAAGTGTTACTCTCAGTGCGGGAACAACTTATACAGTTACGGTTGGCAATGGCGGTGCCGCCGGTACCAAGACCAGTATCGCCTCGTCCCAAGGTGGTGATTCTTCATTCTCGACTATTATTGTTTGCAACGGGGGTGGTCGCGGTGGCTATTACGGCTCACTCACGGGTGGCTCGGGTGGCTCGGGTGGTGGCGCCGGTCGAGCCGGTACCGGCGGTACATCAGTTCTAACCGCAACTGGATTTGGAAACGCTGGTGGAGATTCAGCTGGCGTCCTTGGTAGTACTTCTGGCGGTGGTGGAGGCGGCGGTGCAGGGAGTGCCGGCGCAGACGCGAGTGGTGGTGGCGATACCACCGCCGCGGGTGGTTCTGGAAAAAGCAGCTCTATTTCAGGAGCAAGTGTAACATATGCAGCTGGAGGAGACGGAGGGGCGCGAAATGGAACCTCGGACCGTTCAAATGCAGCAGCAAATACCGGAAATGGTGGCGACGGTGCGCATGGCGGCGACAGTGCCGGCAACACCGGAGGGAATGGCGGTTCCGGAATTGTGATCGTCTCTTATCCAAATTCTTAATTCCATATAAGATCTCGAGGCCATACTCGCTGCTTAAATTCCCAAACTAAATTAGAATGACTTCGACCCACTTACTCTTCGCCGATTCGGACAATCGAGACAAGACCCTCTACCCTGAAGGGTCGTCCTATGTCCTTCACCTTACCAGACCGATCAAGAATATTGAACGGGTCGATCTGGTCAGTGCTCGAGTTCCCAACACCATGTACAACCTGACAGACGGGTCGAACGTTCTTGTAATTTCAGGAACAAATTCATCACTGAACCAGGGGTTCTACTCGGTCTATACCTTGGCCCAGGCCATAACCAATACAGGACTTGTGACTACCGAGTACCTCCCGGCCGAAGGTCACTTTATTTTTTCATCAGTCACTCAATTTACTCTTAAAATTCAAAGTTCAGAGCTGGCCCTACTCTTGGGTCTGGACAGTGGGACGACCTACACGGGCGCTTTAGCGCCCCCTACGGACCCGACCTATGCCACAAAGTATATCCAAAAGTCCACGACCCTGGTCGACCTCAGCCTGAATGACTATATCTTCCTAGACATTGACGAACTCCGGACGCCGAGCCACGTCGACACGGGGTCCCTCCAGGGTACGACCGGGACCATCAGTGGCTCGAACGCCAATCGGAACTTTGCTCCTGTAATTTTGGATGTAAATTCAGGATGCATCAAGAATTTCCATGAGAACAAGGACTATAGTGTCAGTGTAGAATACCCGGAGCCCATAGGGTCCCTCCAACGTCTGACCGTCCGGTGGGTCGACAAGTCTGGGGCCGCCCTGAACTTCCGGGGGTGGAACGCAAATGCATTCGTCCTGAGAATTTACATCCGTGAGGACCAGAATGAGGTTGTGCTCCCACCGCCACCGCCCCTCCAGGATATAGAAATCAAGCGGATCATCGAGGCTATGACGATCGCCATGCCGCCGCCAGCACCCAAGGAATCCAAGCGTAAGATTCCGTGGTGGCTTATTTTGATTGTTTTATTAGGCGCCATAGTGGCTTATAAGTCGTGGCCTAGGCCAGCTGTCGTGCCGGGGCCCGTGATGGGTCCTGGAGTGGCGCCTCTACGAGGGCCGGCTCCTGGATTTTAGGAAGTGCGGACTTGGGACGTTTAGCGCGCGGTCACCGCGTACACCGGCTGCTGGGGGTCGTTGATCTTCACGTTCACAGCGACCGCCTTGATCACCATGTAGACCACGATGGCCAGCAGGGTCGTGAAGAGCGCGGACAGCACGTAGTACTGGCCACCGTTCTTGCTGACGAGCACCACCTGGCTGATGATCCAGCGGACCACATCCATCCACGCGATGGCGCTTGCGAAGGAAAATCCGGCCACGATGGAGTTCAGAGACTGAGCCTCCAGCTGGAGAGCGAGCGAAGAGAGCATAGCGGCCATTTTATTATTGAATGCGAAAAAAATTAGACTCGCTCGGGTCCCATGGCTGGACGTCCACCCTGGCCTGCCAACCGGCCGGGGCGTACTCGTGGGTCGTGAACCCCGTCACATCCTCGTCTTCATATTCCTCCTCCTGGAGTATGACGGCGTAGTGAACCTTGGACTCTTCCGGATCCTCTTCGTCCTCTACAATGAAAGTAGTGACCTTCATGCCTACTTAGACGCCCATTTTGTCGACGGCCGCCTTGAGCGCACGCTCGGCTGGAGACGCGGGTTCCCACGCCGACCACGTGTCGTAACACTCGTTCATCTTGGTGGCCATATCGTCGTCCTGACCGGCGTACCTGATCCACTCGGGCTCGAGTGAATCATCAGATTCACTCTCCTCCTCGTCCTCCTCGTCCTCCTCGTCCTCGTCGTAAATTTCGGGAAACAGAGTTCCGATCTGTTTTCCGGCGACGTGTCTGGCTGAATACATGAGTCCGTATTTCATGTCTTCGGCCAGTACTATGTCCCGCCCGCACGCCTTGGCGTAGTGAGCCGCCAGGACGGTGGCCGATTCCATGACGGGCAAGAATATGTCAAGGGCCGGTCCTTCAAAGTCCATCTTTTGAATTTTATGAATAAATTAAGAGGCTCGGTCCACCGCGCCTACGAGACTTCTACGTTAGGAAACTCGAGCTGGGTCGTGCCGTCTTCAAAGTGTAAAAAGTTATAACTCGCGGCATATATGCGGATCTCACGGGCCGCTAGACTCAACGCCAGGTTGAGCTGGAGGATCTGATTCTTGATCATCGACATGTTGACGGCCCCGGTCGGGACATCCCCCTCTGGGTCTATGCTGAACGAATAGCTGTAGAAAATTCGGTCCGGGTTTCGAGTATGGTACTCCAGAGCCTGGATCGTGCTGAGGAAAAGGGGTGAACCCACATCGGTCGATATACGTTCGGTCGAATTGAAGAACAAATTAAGCTGGGCCAGTTGGTCGCCCGTCCCAAAGGCAGTCTGGGAGATCGTACCGCTCGCGATGTTACTAAAGTCGTACCCGAGGGCCGTATTGTTCTGGATCACGAAGAAAAGCTCTTTGACGGGATTCACAAACTGGAGGAGACACTGGACGTTCGATGTTCCGGTCGGGGTGAAGAACGCCTGGCGCTGGACTTGTTCGATGGGATACATCTGGGGCTTGGACTTTATGGACCGGACCTCGGTGTCCGAGAGGTACGTGTACTCGACGTGGAGGTACGACGTGACTGGTTGCGTGTACACGATGCTCGGGTACGTGAAAAGGATCGAGGGTGTGAACGAAATGCGGAAGAACACGGGATCCTTAATGGCGCACAGGGGCAGACCATTCCGGAGACACGCAAATGGGAGCGGGATCGTGTACGTCGAGGCGGGTGGTCCGTATGTCGTCTTGTTCGACAGAGGCGTCTTGCCGATGAGTCCCTGGAGACTCGCCTGCTTCCCTGTCGGAACCTCAAGGTCAAACTTCATCTCGATGAACTCGCCGTAGATTCGTTCGATGAGAAGGTTCCCTATGTAAATTTCGATAAAGTCGATCATGAGCGTCCCGACCGAGTCGAGCACCTGGGTCGTCCCGATATTCGGGAACAGAACCTTGAGGTACATGGCCGTGATGAGATCGCCCGACTTTGGGATATACATGATGCTTTCTTGGCCGAAATTGATGACGCCATTATCAAACTGGACCTTGTCGAGCCGGGTGGAAAATTGCGTCGACCCCTTGTATTTCTCTATGAAATATGTAACTTCAGGATCGGCCGAAAGGGCCAAATCTTCCTGGCCTAAAAAAGCCAACGAGGCTCTACCGGCCATCTCTAGTAGTTGGAGGGAAAAGAAAAGACGCCCTCTAGACACTCTGCGTCCCTGAATTAAACATGACGCCGGCCATGCCGTTCTCGATCCGGAGGACGTTGTAGCTCACGGCCGTGATCCGGAGCTGTTTCGCCTGGTAATAGGGATCCGTCTTGAGTTCGAGAAGGATTTGGCGGATACGACTCATGTTTACGTGTCCGAAGGGCCTGGGACTTCCAGGCTCGGTCGTGAACGGGTACATGTAGAACCGACGGGACGGGTAGTTTGGATAATGAACGAAAGGTTGAAGGGACCCGAGGAACAGAGCATCAGTCATGTCGGCCGTGAAAGCCTCGGCGCCGTTGAGCGTCAGGGCGAGACTCGAGAGGCCATTGTTCGTGTAGTCGTAATTATCGTTTCCGGTCGGTTGAACTACGAAGAACATCTCACGAACGGGGTTAAGCAATTTCAATTGAAAAATAGCGCTTGTAAACAACGGCAAGAGGTCGAAGTTCTGGTACTGACACTGGGTTATGAGATATTCGAGCCTGTGAGACTTGAACCAGTTGATTTCAGGGTCGGACAGGTACACGTACTCGACGAGGATAGTCGCATCGAGCGTAGGCGACACGACGGGCGTCGCAGTGAGTTCCGCGAAGTTCCGGAAGGTCACCCAGACCTCGACGTCCTGGCGATCGAGTGCAACGATCGGGATGGAGAGCTCTGGATTCCCGTAAAAGTAAAAGGGTAAGTTCGTGTAGTACGTCCGGGTCGAGTAGACGTTCGTCGTGTCGTACTTGCCGGTCAGGAGGGTCAGCCCCGACTGGTTCTCGTACGGCACGTTGAGATCGTTCCAGAGTTCTATGTACTCGCCCGTCAGCGTCTGGATCGACTGACCACCAATCTTGAGCTCGGCCGACTTGATGGCCCACGTCCCGACTGAATCCTTATAGTTGTAATTTGTTGACGCAATTGTGTTCGAAGCGATCGGGTACACTGAAATGAAGCTGTTCGCGCCGAGGGTCTGAGACGCTCCGGACGTCGAGAAGAATGAAATGTTCGCAGTCGAAAATTCGGTCGTGATATTGAGAGGCAAAGTGAAGGTATAAGGCGGCAAAAGACCGACGCCGACGGCGTAGCTCGTCGAACCGAACGAGACGCGTGAAATAGGGCTCGTCCCCGATATGGTCGCGGTCATCATATACACGCCTGTGTTCGAGAAGCTCAGATCGCCCTGACCCGTGACGGAAATGAGAAAGGAGTTGCCGGTGGTCGTGTAGTTCGTACTGAGATTGACGTTCCCGCTCAGGACCTGCGGGACCGGTGCGTTCATCAGCAGGCCGTTGTAAGGAAGCACGTACCCAGCCTGAGTTCCCGGGAACACGCCAAACTGACTGAATGCGACGAACGTATCAGCGTTGATGGTCGCGGACGTCCCGGACGTGAGGCCGACATTGAACGCAAACTTGTCGCTGGTGCTTTTGACCTGAATAGGCATTGAGAAGAAGAAAGTCGGGTCGCGACCCTGTGAGGACATGTCGTAAGTGAAAAGAACGTTCGAGATTGAATTCACATTACTAATTGAGACGTTCGAAACGTACTGCCCGAGGGCCGGGTTGACGAGCGCTATGGTCCCGGACGCGAGGTACATACCGGCGCCACTCGGAAAGCTGAACGACGAGTCGGACGCGAGATTCGCGTACGCGTTTTGCGGCGTGACGTTTCCAGCAAATGGGATGCGTGCGTACTGACCCGCGAGAGTCGCCGAGTTGGTGAACTTGTAAAATTCTTCGACGGGATTGATCGAGATCCACGAACCGACCGAAATGGTCGTACCGGTAGATGAAGTCACGTAAAAGTAATAGTACTGCGCCGGGTCTGACACGTTGATCGGCAGGACGATCGGCATCGATGGGTCCGGGGACACTGGAAACGTGTATGTGTACGTGAAATTGGTCGAGGGCGGGACTCCATCCACACTGGACGAGCCGTACGATATCGTCGCGAGCGAGCCGACGGCCAGTGTCATCGAGGCGCGCAAAATGTAATAGCCCAGGCCGCCGAAGCGTACGCGCCCCGAAGTCGTCACGGTGAACGCTGACGCTTTTGGGTAGTAATTGTTCCATACACCCGCTGGAACGCTCGCCGAGTTCGTAAGGTAGAGGTACGTCGGTGTCGCCGACACGGCCTGCGTCCCTGTGGCCTGGAGAAACATCCCCGTTTTCGGTTCGATGATACCTGGACTCTGGAGCCAGCCGGCTTGCTCGAGCGTAAAGTCGCTCGGGCGCGATCCTGTCACCGTGTAGACGAGGTTCGAGACGTTGCTCGTCCCGACCTTCGGATCGAACCCCCAAAACACTCCGAACGTCGAATCGACCTCGACGCTCTGACAATTAGAGAATGAAAATTTGTTCGTGACCGAGTTGTACGAGACGTAATAAGAGAGTGGTGGGATGAGCCATGATGGCGAGTTTACCGTACTGTAATAAGAGACGTTGGCGAGCAAAAGAGCCTCGGTGTACGAGCGGACTCCGTTCAGGTTGCTTACAACGAAATGAGGCAAATACGTTAGAGAAGACGGAATAGGCCAGGTCCAGTTGTTTCCAGGATTCACAAGAGCCGGTAAATTCATTTTTAGAGTTAAACCTCGTATGAGATCCCCCTTGGGTGGAATCTTGCATATATTCAAGGACCCGTAAAGGACCTGTTGGTCTTGGAATGGGATGTCGTACGCCTCGAGAACGAAAGGCGTGTGACGTTTGTAGACGCCCGAGAAGTACGTCACCTCGGGCTTTCCTGTGAGATACGCGTCCTGTTGTCCAATCGCGGCCAGCTGGATATAACCAGCGGACATTCCTAGTAAGTTCGCAGAACTTATTTCGCGCCCGTAGGGCGCCCCTGAGACCGCGCGCCTCAGGCCGGTCTTAATTTTGTTAAGAAATTGAAGGTACCGATGGCTCTGCAATTGAAGAAATTCAATCCGGCCACCATGGGGGACGACAAGGTCTGCGTTTTCATAGGAAAGCGTGGGACCGGCAAGTCGACCCTCGTGACGGACATTCTTTGGCACAAAAAGCACTTGCCGGCTGGCATCGCCATGTCCGGAACCGAGGAAGGCAATGGGTACTACAAGCAATTCATACCGGACATATTCGTTTTCAGCGACTACAACAAAGAGGCTATAGAGAAGCTCATAGAACGGCAAAAGCGCCTATTGTCGACCGGTCGGTGCTCGCCCGTATTCATCCTCATGGACGACTGCATGTACGACCGGTCATTCATGCGGGACGTGTGTATCCGCCAGCTCTTCATGAACGGTCGCCACTGGAAGATCTTCTTCATGATGACGACCCAGTACTGCATGGACATGACGCCCATGATCCGCACGAACGTCGACTACGTGTTCGCCCTGCGCGACAACGTCCGTCAGAACCGTGAGAACTTGTACAAGGCGTTCTTCGGAGTTTTCCCGACGTTCGATTCGTTCTCACAGGTCATGGACGCGTGTACTGAGAACTACGAGTGCCTCGTGCTCGACAACACGTCCAAGTCGAACAGGATCACGGATTGCGTCTTCTGGTACAAGGCGCCCATCCGTCGTGGGTTCAGGGTCGGTGGCCCGGCGTTCTGGCAATACCATCAGCAGCACTACAGCGCCCGGGCGGCGGCTCAACGAGCCGAAGTTGGCGGAGAACCGAAACGCAAAGGCGCGACGGTCGTCGTCAAAAAGACGCGCTGAGCCGCGCTTCTTCTTTTCCGAGTGAAAGTTAATGGTACTGACATACGATCCAGGTATGGATTCCATGTCAACACCGATCGAGAACCTCGTGTCCGAGCCCTCTGTCAACGAGGAACTCGCCCGTCAGGCGCTCGCCCGCAACGAAGAAAAGCCGAACGAGCGTAAGAATCTCATTCCGACAGGCCTGCTTCCGCCAGAGGCGCTCGTCGGGCCTGAAAAAAACCTAGACGAATCTCAAATGGCGGATTTCTCGACACCTATTGAGGATGTCATGCCTGGTCCAGGTCGCATGATGCAGGATGAAGTGATGGGTCCGCCCATGGGCCCCTCAGCGATGATGCAGGGCAACAAGCCGACGCCGCGCGAGAGTGGGTCGTCCAAGGGGAGCCGGTCCAAGAACCCGTTCGGTCTGACCGACGACCAGTTCATGGCGGCTCTGGCCGGCGTGGCCGGTCTGATCGCCTTCTCCAAGCCGGTCCAGGGCAAGCTGAGCACCACGGTCCCCAAGTTCCTGGGCGAGTCAGGTGAGGTCTCGACGACCGGCCTGGCCGTGACGGCGCTCCTCGCTGCGATCATCTTCTATTTCGCCAAGCAGTTCCTGAAGGACAAAGCGTAAAGTCAGCGCCGAAGGCGCTGGTCTTTTCCTCCCCGAAGGGCCCCGGGATCACAACCTAGGCGCGTAGCGCCCAGGTTGGTCTAAGAGTCCTTAATGAGGTCACCACAATACTTGCGGTCGCCCGCCGGTGTGTAAAGGCCCTTGTCGACGCACAATTTCTTCAGGTCCTTAAAATTGTCCCAATATTTCGACGAGTGATCGTACTCGGCCACAGACATATGCGCCAATTCGTGAATCAACACGTACACGGCTGAATTTACATCGTCTCCATCCAGGCAGATGTAAATTTCGTACCCCTTGTTGACGTTCGAGCCTATGACGCCATCCTTTTTCCCCTTGATTCCCGTGATAATCGCCGGTTTGAGAATAGGGGACCACCTCTGATCACCAGACTCCCTCAACACGTCAAGTATGGCCCAGTACCGAGCCTTGATCTGTGAGAGCATTTCTGATTCACGATTGAAATGGATGATGAGGACCAAACTCATAAAGAATTTGAGAACCACCGCCACCCAAAACATACCCATCCTGACATTTACCGAGTTTTTTTCCTGAAGACGAATTTAGAATACAAATCCGAAATGAGACCGTTCGGCTGGCGCAGCATAGGTTCCCATACCATCATGGCGAACCCGATCTCCTTGAGACTTTGAATCAGGACGGCCGCATCCAGAAGGGGCTCCTCCTTGGGTCCGTCGGCGTAAAAGGGCCCGTCTATCAGGCGGACCTTGAGTCGGCGGTCACCGAGTTCAATTTCATTTCCCAATTTATCGACGAATCGCGAAGAGTCGTCGACCATGGCCTCGGCCCGGGCCCTCTCGGGCGTTATGCCGATCAGGTACCCACCGGGTTTCACTGCCACCCCCAGGGCTTTGATGGAATTGTCGAACGTCATCTGATCCTCGAATATGTAGTGCAACGAAAAGTTGTAACATACGACGTCGAACGGACCTGCAAAGGCGGCGTGCCGGATATCACCCTGGCCCAGAAACCAGACCGGGAACTTCATCTCACTGGCACGGGCCTCGGCCTCGTCGAGAGACTCGGTGTCCGGGTCGATCGCCGCGACGCGGGCCTTGACGGCCTTCCATTTCCACCAGTCGCCGCCACGGCCGCAGCCGCAGTCCAGGACGAACGATCCCGGTTCGACGCAGTCCATGATGAGTTTGCGTTTGTGATCGTTGTGAAGTTTACGAAGAGCGTCCATTTGGCTTAAAAGAAAAGCTCCTTTTACTTTTAAATGGGTTCTCTCGAGCAAGATTATCTGACCGTGCCAGGACAGCTTTTTGCATGCATCTCTTTCGTCGGCCCCGAGCTGCCCCAGAAGAACGAGCAGTTGGGTATGAAGATCCGCGGGTGCTTCCCGAACCGTGACGAGGCGGCCCAGCACGCCAAGCGCCTGCAGAAGGATGACGCACTGGTCGACATCTACGTGGTTGACATGTACAAGTGGCTGTTGATTCCTCCCAAGCGTGACGAGATTGACAACGTTCACTACCAGAACGACAAGCTCGAGGAGATTATGACAAAGTACCGCGAGAACCAGAGCGCGGCCGCTTCCATGTTCGAGAAGCGCAAGCGCGACATGATGGCCAAATCGCAGGGTGGCGAGTTCCCATACATCGAGCCGGGCGATGAGAACAGCAAGTTCTACACCAAGCCGGACGTTCCGCCCATCCCCCACCCGGCCGATCTGCTCGAGGATCTGAAAAAGGACTTCCCGGACAAGTCGATTGAGGAGCTGGTCTCCATGGCTGACATCCGCGTCGCGGCCGAGGTGGTGAAGCGCCGTGAGGCGGCTGCGGCAGCGGCCGAGATCCCCAAGCTCGAGGATGTCAAGGAGGAGGACGAGGAGATCCCGGACCAGTAATTTTCGCTGCTAATTAATATAATGTTTTTTAAATTGTTGGCGATTCTGATCGTCATGTTCTTACTCTTTATGGCGTACATGCGCTTCCCACCCGCACCTGCCAGAATATCACAGCCCGTTGCTGCGTTCGACAATCAATATGACGTCTTTAGAGATATGGAGCCCAAGACACAGACTCGCGAGAATCCGTGGCTTGGTTTCCTTCAAGAGGACGTGCAGAAGAACCGCACGGGGCCTATTGGCAATTTTGTTGGCGCCGACTCGAGTTCGGGTCGCGCACCGCTTTATATGGTAACCTGAGTCAAGGGACTCACGAGTCCTTCGGACTCGGTTGATTTACTTAGGCTGAATTACAATAGGGCGCATACTTACCACAATGACGCCGATGACAATTCCCAATAGAAGAATTGCCATCGGATTCGTATTCTTGAAAAAGTCGCCGAGGTCCATCTTCGTTTTGGGTTCGTCGGGCATCATCGCCATCGGCTGAAAATTACTTGGCTGCTGCTCCTCCCTTGCCGGCCATTCGTTTTCCGACTGGGGTCGGCCGCTTCTTGATGGGTGCTCCGCGTTTCCGGTCAGGAACGGCAGATTCTCCGTCATCTTCTGTACTATCTGAGTCACTCTCGCTTTTATCTGGCACGACGAACCCGTCAAGGTTGCCATCGTCATCAGCGTCATCTTCGTCATCTTCCTCGTCGGAGTCCTCAAAAGAATCGTCGGTTTGGTCGTCCGACTCGTCGCTATCGTAGTCCTCGGGGGCGTAATCGTCCTCGACCTGCTCGACGGGCTCGTAACGCGTCGGAGCCTTGGATACGCGTCCGGAACGCGTGCGTGTGGCCGGGGCCTCCGGCTCACTGGCCGTGGGATTTGACTGGTCGGTCTCGCAATTCTGGGGCATTTTCTGGGTAATCCACAATCGATTCGTTTAAGTACTTGGGGAAGAAGTAAATCCCTCTGCTGAGAGCATTCTGATTGATTATGAATTCTCCTTCATAACCGAGTTCATCGGCGATGCGATTGATCTCCTCGGCGTGCTGCGCGTCGTCGGCGCGGCGAAGCCCAAGTCCTATGTCCCGGACGTTTTCGACCGCGCCGTACAAAGCCCCGGCCGCCTCCTCAAGTTCGGACGTCGAAACCAATCGTTCGAACGTGTGGACGTTGGTCTGGAACCGCTCCCAACTCTCCGGATCGAGGCCCGAGAAGGGATGAACCTTCGCCTCGTACTTTTTGAATCTGACACCCTGACCCATTGGGAAAAATATCCATAACAAAGCCAGAAGAAGGACTACCCACAACAGCAACATCTTCGAGTTGCTCTACTATTGATGGAGGAAGAATAAGTTTGGGACCTTGAAACTCGCGACACTCTTCATCGAGGCACTTTTGTGAGATCCGTCCTGAATGAATCGAAAACCAGACGTGATTCGAATTGTGCTCGCGCTTGATGTTCGCGCACCACTTCGAGTCGGTCTGGGCGAACCATCCGTCGTGCGCGTTTCTCTGGACCTTTTTGATACGGGCGCGCCCCTGGCCTTCGAGATATCTTTGAGTGAATTTCTCGAGTAAATCTGTATTTTGAAGAAGTTCGGCCGGGTGAGTATTTTCGTCCGTTCGGACCGCAAATAGAGCGAGCGTCTCGACATTCGGCGCCTTGGAAAACTCGTGACCGTCCAGGTCGCGCCATGGGATGTAAGGATCGCCCGCGGGCTTCTTGTGGGACCAGAGCATACGGAGACCCGAGCCGCCATAGACGGACGCATCGATCACTTGGTCCCATGGTCCATCCCCGAGACTCGTTATGATTTTTGATCTCAAATTAAGAGCCTCGGTCCGGGTCACGATGAGATCCGGCCAATGGATATGGACCCCAGATTTCAAAAGGCCCTCACCGATCGGTCGGACCCTGGCACGGGCTATGACGCACCGACCAGGTACGGCTCCTTGAATTATAGAACAAAATTGCAAAAGTTCAGAATCATCCAATTTCTCCGGGGCCTTGTAGTCAAAGTCCACGAAGAACTTGAAGAGTTCCGTCTTTTGCTCGACGACGTACAATTTAGTTCCAGAATTCACGAGAGAAATGCATGTCTCGTAAAATTGGAGAGTCTCTTCGGGTGGGACGGAGAGGATCCCACCGTCCATGAGGACGTGGGTCCCGGGCCCGTTAGGCACCCGCCATTTTTCCATTAATCTAATTGAGGCCCAGATCTTAAAGTAGCCCGCAGCATCTAGGTTTCGAGACGGCGTAAATCTCCTCGGCGATCAGGTGGACGAGCCCCTCACTCATCAAACCCTTGAGCTGACGGATCACGTCCGGATCGAGGACCGGCTCGCTCACACGCACAATCTCACCAAGGACATAAAGGGACTTGGGGTGATCCGTACCCGTCAAGTATGTAATTTGTCTTATAATATCTATGGCCGTCGCATTTTGTGACACGTTCTTGAGGACCGTCTTAACGATTACCACTGGGTCCATTTATATTACTCAACATCTTCATCTGAAGAGTCGACTGTCAGCCAAGCCCAAAAGGGCTTGGGGCGCTTCTGACGCGGTGGCTCCTCCGCCTTGACCGCCTCCGGCGCCTCGGGCTCCGCCTTGACCGCTTCGGCTTCCTGTTCGAGACGCTCAATTTCATAAAGCAATTTACGCATCGTCATGTCCTGTGCGAGCTTCTGTGGATCGGACCCGTCCTTGAGGAGGGCTGCGAGTTCCGTCGCAAACTCCAATTTGGATTTAGTCATTTCTAGTAAGTGCAAAGCACTTATTTACCCGTCAACAACGCAAATTGAACGGCGTCTTGTGAGACGACCCGAGAGCCTGGAGAAATTCAGGATTCCCGATGACGTGCTGACGAATCATGGGCCAGAGATTGGGCCTGCGGCTAATCTCGGCCAGGTTCTCGAATTTACAATCGTCATTTTCATCGTAATTCTTGCGGAACGGAACCTGGGAACACTCCATCTTCTCCTTTTCGTCTGTGAACCGCCGGACGATGTGCCGGTGTTCTATAGACGTCATGGGAAGGTCGAATACGTACACGTGGTAGTGATTTATCACGTCGACGCCATCTTCAATATCCCTGGGTTCGGGAGTGTCCGTCGAAAACTTGAAGTAGGTATAGGTACCGCGCTTCAGGTTTATGACACCACGTGTTTCTTCTTCGAGCTCTCGAACCGCACACCGAAGTGGGTTATAGACCTCGCGTCGGCGACACCCGCCGGTCACAAAAGTCCACTCTTTGTACCGCCTGTCATGGACGATCAAAAAGTGCTGGACGTCATTCACTACGCTTACGGGGATTGCTATCGCTTTGTGCCTCTCGCGAGTCCCTCGAGGACTCGTCATGGACCTCTACTGATGTTTCTGGACCAAAAAATTTACCGAGATTTCCCGTGCGTGGATTGTACGAAACCAGAAAGACGAGACCGAGCAAGAGGAGCCAGTGCCACAATTGCATTTTAGAATTGATAAGGAACTTAATTCGCGTACAGCAGCGAGCCGAGGCCGTTCTGGATTCTCAGCACGTTGTAGTTGACGGCGTACAGGTAGTTGGTCGGGTAGTTGATGACCGGGGCCAGGTTGGACAGACCGCCCGTCAGAGCCGGGGGCACGACGATGCGGAACGTATCGAGGCGGGAGAAGTTGAGCGTACCGGTCGGCTGGAGCTTGGCCGTGTCGAGGCAGTACGAGATGATCGCGACGTTCGCCGTACCCAGACCCGCGGTCGTGGTATTGGGAGCCAGGTAACCCCACTGGGTGTTGTAGTACTGGGGCACGTCGATCCAGTGGGTCAGGTGGCGGGCCTCACCAACGTCCACGCCGTTCACCTGAGTCTTCAGGGTCGTTTCGACGGCGCCGGCCGAGCCCTTGGCGTACAGCTGGTTGTAGTTGATGCACGGGAAGGCGATGAACTTGACGGGCTGGGCCAGAGCCAGCTCCTGAGTCGGGGCGGTGCCCATCAGGACACGCTGGACCTGGGTCACCAGCAGGTCGTGGCTCGTCTTGGCAAACCAGTCGCGCTCACCCTGATCCAGGTACGTGAAGTTGGCCCAGCAGATGTACTGCAGGCTGGAGTAGGCCGGGCTGCCCGCCGGGATACCGGTAGGCATACCGGACGTGCTTGCCAGGTTCGTCGACCACGTGATCCGGAGCTCGACGTCGTGGAACTGCAGAGCCACCAGGGGCAGTGCGACCGCCCAGTCCTTGCAGAAGAAGAACTTCAGAGGCAGGAAAGAAGCCTTCTGGTTATTAATGGTCGTGCTGGTCGTATTCAGGTAACGCTGGGACCAGTTCTGGGCGCCGGTCACGGGCTCGATGTCGGTCATGTACTCGATGTCCTGCGTGTCAACAATCTGGCCGCCGATGTACAGATCGATCTTGTCAATCACGTTCGACCAGTTCAGACCAGCGATGCCGGAGCCGTTGGAGTCGCGCGCCGTCAGGTACACGTACGTCAGCAGGTCGCCCTTCTTCTCGATACGGATCGTCGAGATGCCACCGGCGATGGGGGTGCCCTGGATCACCTGGCGCTCGACCGAGTTGGCGAAGTGCGTGTAGCGCTTGTAATTCGAACGGTAAAAAGAAACTTCGGGCTTGCCGGTCAGCCACGCGTCCTGAGGTCCGGTTGCGACGAGCTGAACGATACCACCGCTCATTTTATAATGTGTCTAGATTTTTTTAAACAACCTTAAGGGGCGGCAACGCGATCGGATTTTTCTCGAGCTGCTGGATGGCAATGTCAAGTGCGGCCGATCGGGCCAATGGATTGAACCCATCAGCCTTGTGCTCGTTAAGAGGATCGTCGTACTGCGGCGCTTTGTACCCGTTGCTATTGTTTGCGCCGGTCGGGCCCATAGGGCCGGGTGCGACGCTCTTGGACTCGGGGCGAAGATTCGTCGCCGCGCCAACCTGGTTGACGGGGTCGTTGCGAACGTTCATGGAGCCGGCGTTTCCGGCCCGATCCTCCTGCGAACGATAACCGGTCGCGCGCGTCAAGGATTTGTCGGTATAGGCCGTCGTGCCCGATGCATACGGCTGGTACACATTGTACTGCGGCGGGCCGTCCGCGAGAGTATCGGCTCGCAGACCCGTCTCTTGGCGGATCGTCGTGCGCCGGGTCTTGAGGAAATCAGGGCGACCCTCGGCGCCCTTAATGGCGCCACCCTGACCCTGGCCGCCGCCCTGAGCCGGCTCGCGCATCCAGGTCTTCGTCTCCTTTGCCTCCTTGGTGATGGAACCGATGAGAGGCAGACCAGACTTGACGACGGGATTCGGCGGGCCGTCGCGGCCCTCGATCGACGTGAGCTTCTCTTCGTTGATGTTGGTAGGCAACGCCCGGAAGTAATCGTGGAAGCCACCGCCGGCCGCGACGTTCGGGCCGAGGCCGAGACCAGGACCGACGTTCTTCGGCTGCTCGAGCGGCGACAGATTGTTCATCTTGTTCGTGATGTACTCGCGGTTCACCATGTCATAGACGGGCTGGCCATACGGAAAACGGGTGGCCGTCTTGGAGACGTCCTGGAGATTCCGGACGGCGTCCTTGGGGCGGAGACGCCAATCACCGATCCGACGACCCAGATTGGGAGTCGTCACGGCCAAGTCAAAGGCGTCCGCGGCGTGATCGGCCGGATGCGCCATGAGATCGATGTCTCGGCGTGTAATTGGCGGAACTGGTTTCGTGGTTGCTGACAGAGTCGCCCGCGCGGACTCGTCTGAGTTCTCGCTGAGGCGCTTACCGGCAAACACAAGACCGACAACGGCTGCTAGGGCCAATGGGTCCATATTATCATTTACTTAGAAAAATAACGCTGGACGAAACGAGTATTCTGCTGATCGGCGAAAGTGCTGATCGGGTCCCAGGACAGGACGCGCAGCGGTAGCTTCACGTAAGAGTTCGGGAAATCGTATGGCTGCTCGGACCAGCCCTTCTTCCAGGCCGTCGTCGGCTCCTCACGGAGCATGCTCTCAACCTGGACCTGATCCTCGAGCACGACTTGCGCGGGACCGATCCAAACGTTTTGCTGGAGAATGTTCTTGCTGGTGTCCTGGCGGCCAGCCATTATTAGTTTAGGCACATTTTTATTTACTGCCCGCTCCATAACCACCGCCGTTTCCGCCGCGCAGTTGCGTCGTCTCGGGGAAGGACGAGTAGAACCGATCCGGGTCGCACGCCGCCCCGCCCTGGTCGTGACATTTGGGCGCGAACGGCTTACCGTAAGCGGCCTGTGCGAACCCCGCCTGATCGTTCGGGATCGTCGTAGACGCGACGGTGTAGAAGTTGCGCTCGGCATCGCGCTGACGCTCGTACGGGTGAATACGGCTCCAGACCGACTGGACCTGGGTGCGCATGCTGGGGTACCACGCCGCCGCCGGGCGGTCTGGCTTGTCGACGTAGTCCGTCATGAGAACGTTCCCCATGGGGTTGTCGAGCGTCGGGAGTGTGACGGGTTCACGGAGAGGGCCTGGGATGCGCGCGTCGCCCTGAGCTGGGCGGAGCTTGCCGTCAGAAATCATGCGGGAAACGTACATGTAATAAAGGATCGCGAGGACCAGAACGCCCAGGGCGAACACACGCGGATCCCGGTTGATAAGGTACACGACGCACGTGCTGTAAATGACGAAGCGAGTCGTGGCTGAGACTCGTTCGCGGGCCGACTGCTTGGCGGTCGGCCAAAACTCGAGGAGCTTGTCGGTTTGAAACACCTCCCGAGGATTCATTCTATTACTTACTTAGATGATTTTTTCTTGCGTTGACGGGGCTGTGGCCCGCCGCCCCCACCGCCCATGAGCGCCGCCAGAGGGTTGGCACCACCGCCACCACCCATGAGCGCCGCCAAAGGGTTGCCACCGCCTCCCGAGCCGAGCATCTGGGCCAGCATGTTATTCATACCGGCCATGAGAGCCGCCTCATTAGGAGCCTCGCCGCCCTGGAAGTTCTTCGCGCACTTCTCGGCTGCTGACTCGATCATGGCGAGCGTCTCGGGTGGGAACATACTCATGGTCGTCGCGATCATGTACAGGGAGTGCAGGTACTGCCAGATGGCGTTCTTGGTGTTCTCGGTACACTCGGCCGTCTTCCAGATCGCGATCAGATTGAGCTTCCGGGCAAACTTGTTCTCGTCGCAAAAGAACGCCTCGTCCTTCTGCATCATCTGGGATCCCCATGGGTTGATGCATTTCATGAAGTCGTCCTTGGTCCAGGGGTTCGCCTTTGCGTCCTGGAATGCCTTTTCATCGGGGAACACCTGAATGAGTTCGTCGATGAACTGACCCATCATCTCGTTGAATGCAGCGAGAGTCGTCATTTAGTATTTTATTGGACGAAAATCCTTAAGTTAAAAAGGCGCCTTGACTGTGGGATCTTGTGAATATCCCTGGCCCTGGCTCACGATGAAGTACACGAGGAGGCCGACAAGGAAGGCTGGCTTGACGAGATCAGAGTTTTTGAGCTTTTGTTCGCCGTTCATCTTGGCCCGGCCGTACACGTACGCCATGGTGATTCCGGCTGCGATCACGGCTGCGCTGAACGGCTCACGGAGATGCTGTTCCATTAATTATTACCAAGTTTTTTACGGGCCTACTTTTCACGTGCATCGTCAAACAGGTTCTGTTCCGGAATTCTGGGCGGCTGCAAAGACGGCGTCACTGCGACCGTCTTTGTGCCTCCTGGGGTCGAGCCCATCTCCATACCGCCCGGGGTTCCTGCCGTCTCCGACTCGCCCGTATTCATCGGCACGCCATCCACCTCAGCGTTCTCGTTCATGGGCTCGGGCATGGGCTCGGGCATGGGCTCGGGCCCGGGCTCCTCGGCTGGGTCCTCGTTCATGAGGTCAGCGTCCTCGTCATCACCGTCGAGGTTCATATTGTCCCCCATTGGAAGGTAGGCGTCTAGAATGTCGGCCGTCGGGATCAGACTATCGATGACCTTTCTAATTTTGACACAAAATCTCTCGTGAAGTTGCTCCATGCGAGTGTCTTCGTTGATCGACGCGTTGATGATGACGTCCGGGCGCTTGTAGATGTCCTCGGCGCAGGCCTCGTAGCACCGCTGGACGAAAACCTCGGTCGCCGGAAGCTTTATGCAAATCTTCTTGGACTTTTTGTCGGTCCGGATCGAGCTCAGAATCTTGACGTGCGTCACGAACACGGCCGCCAGGAGTTTGGGGAAGAGCGACTCGTTCTTGATGATGGCCTCTGAATTCTTGAGAGAAATTGAAGAATTCCACGTCTTAATTTCACGAAGAAGTTCATCGAACACCTGCGGGGTTCCCTTGCCCTGGGACTGCTTCTTGGCCTCTAGCCAAATCTCCCAGAACGTCTCGACCATATGGGGGATCATCGCATCGCATAGCTTATTGGTGAATCGGCGCTCGGACTCGTTGAGAAGGTCCATGCTTTGGTACTTGCGAAGCATTTATTTACAGATTAATTAACGTACACACCTGCGTATGTGATTTTCAAGCACTCGAGTTCCCCTTCAAGCTGATGAATTCTGTTTAAAAGTTCAACCTCGACCTCTTCCTTGTGGTTCAATCGTCTCTTGAGTCGCTCAATTTCATTTTCAAATTGCTTCGACTGAACCCGGACATCCTTGACTTCCCGCACGGACTCCCATGATTGATGCAGTTTTGACTTTTTGTGTTGGGCCAAATTTTTATATGTAAATCCGGGACGACAGGGGCATTGGAGAGAGACGGACACATCCATTAAATTACTTGCGCTTCGTAATCCTTAACTTCTGAGCAGTCTTCTGGAGATTGACGAGCCCAGGAAGGATATCAACAGGCATCTCCTCCCCTGTTTCTTCAATTTGTGTCGGAAATTTAGTCCACCAGACCTTGAGGCTGAAGGGGCCGACCATGTCGACCAGGTATCCCAACTTTTGGAGCTGGCGGGCCATATACATGACGGCCTTTGCCATATCATACTTCGGATACCCCATGATAAACGGAGGAATGGTCAAGATGGATTCCTTGTGTCCGAGTTCATAAGAAGTCTTAATTTTACGACAAAATTGAGTAAGCATAGCTTTGTACATTTCCTTCTTGGCGGACTGTTTGGTCTTTTCTATGGCCGAGAGGTCCTTGGCCGAAAACTGGGCCATCTATTATGAGCCTGAATTTGTTATAGGAATTACTCACGCATCTGCAAGTTCTGCCGAGTCACGGTCATGTTCTGCTGGTAGGCCTGGGCGAGATTACCCAGGTTCGGCTCGGGAATGGGCGTCTCCAACTCCTTCTTGAGCTGGGCGTCCAGGGTCCCCTGGATGCCGCTCCAGGGCTTGTACTTGTCTGGGACGTACCCGTAACCCGGGTCGGACGTGGCCGTCTCGGTCTTTTTCAGGATTTTGACAGAGCCGTCCTCGTCGACACGCGCCTGAATGTCGTACTGGGCGCCGTAAAAGTGCTTGGTGTTGAAGAACATGAAGCGCGAGTCGAAGACATTGTCCTTCTGGGGGTTCACGAACAGGGTCTCGATCGGGTACAGGTCGGGATTTTCACTCTGAAATTTCTCGACGATGGCCCCGATGATCTCAGGTGAGATGGCCGCGGTCGTGTCGACCGGGATCCCCATGGGCGAAGCGGTGTAGGTCCCGGTGACCCGGCTGTTCCATACGAGGAACGCGAGGATAGCCACGAGGATCAGGATCACAATATCCTTCATATTACTTTAGCTCGTGAAAAAAGTTGGCGCGTCCCCGTAACCTTGAAAAAAACCGATCCAATTTTAATGGCCTTACTGGTCTACTCGGACAAGTGCAAATGGTCTCAGGAGATAATCACGTTCATCAAGACTCAACCGGCCCTCATCGAGATTGTCCGGTTCCATAACGTCACGACCCAGGGCGTCCCGTCCAAGAAGATCACCAGGGTGCCGACCCTCGTCACGAACGACGGCGACATGAAGGTTGGCGCCGAGGTCAAGACCTGGCTCGTCTCGATGATCCCCTGCGACTTTGAGTCCTGGGACGAGAGCGGCAAGATGTGCACCAACCTGGACGGCTCGGACATGCCTGGGATGTTCGATCTCGATAATTACGGGGCGTCCCTCCAACCTGTGATGACGCCCGAGTTGGAACAGAGAATCAGCATGAGTGTCACGGACGCATATCAGCGCCGCGGATCCTCTTAGAGAAAAGAGACATTTTAGTCTCAAATGCAACTGAAGACTATTCAGGCCTCGGCCGTTAAATCGGTCTTCGAGGTCCTGAAGGATATCATCAACGATGTGAACGTCTACTTCACACCCAAGGGGGTTCACATCTTGACGCTCGACACTGCCCGCGTGACCCTGGTCCACATGACTCTCGGCGCCGAGAACTTTGAGGAGTACGATTGTCCGACGGACATTGCAGCCGGGCTCAACATGGGGAACATCTACAAGCTCCTCAAGTCCGTCACGAATCAGGACACGCTGACCCTGAAGGTCGAGGGTCGGGACGTCATGGAGGTCCTGATCGAGAACCCGGTCAAAAAGTCCGCGACGAGCTTCAAGCTCAAGCTCCTCGACATCAACGAGGACATCCTCGAGGTCCCGGACATTCACATGAACGTCGTGACGACCCTACCGTCGGTCGATTTCCAGAGGATCACTCGGGACATGGGTAACCTGGCGAACGAGATGAGTATCATACGCGATGGGACCAATCTGATCCTGAGCTGCCGGGGAGACTGGGCCGACCAAGAGACGATCCTAGAGTTCCCCGAGGCCGTATCAAAGACCGGTAACATATTCAGCCTGAAATACATCAACCTCTTCACCAAGGCGACCAACATGTGCTCGTCTGTCCAGCTCATGCAGGATTCTGAGAATGAGAACATGCCGATTATTTTCAGGTACACAATTGCTAATTTGGGAGATCTGCGATTCTATTTGGCACCTAAATTAGACTGTTAAAACTTTAGTCCGGGACAAGTAGTATGGAGGCGAGGTATAACGCCCGAATACACGAATGCAAATCACAAGAGGAAATGGTTGAATATTTGCTTTCGTGTATTCCCGTTATTAAAGAGTATACCATGGCGCCAGACGACCAAACGCCCGTGACGCAGCAGGTCGCATCGCTCAAGGTGGCTGGAAGAAAGGGGGTCCGGCGCAATGATATATTTAAAAAGTACCTCAACGAAGTCGAAGACGGGAACGAGAGGGTGGACTCGTGCCCGAGCCCGCACGACCTGCCATGCAGGGGGTGCGGGAAAATGTATACTCGGATCACCGAGACCGTGACGAGCGAAGAGATCTGTCAGGCGTGCGGTCGAGCCGATACGATTCTGGGAGAGGAGGTCGGCTTCAAAGAGGAGCAAGAGATGGAGAAGAACGTCGTGTATTCCTACAAGCGTGAGAACCATTTCAACGAGTGGATCAGCCAATTCCAGGCGAAAGAGTCCACGAATGTTCCGGATGACGTCATATCTAAATTAAGATCAGAATTCAAGAAGCAAAAGATCAAGGACCTGTCTGAGATTACACACGAAAAGGTCAAAGGTCTCTTGAAAAAGCTCAACTATGCAAAGTATTACGAACACGTCGCATACATCTCGACGATCCTGAATGGTATCACACCGCCGACGATGCCCCAGACTCTCGAGGACAAGCTCCGGCTCATGTTCCACAAGATCCAAGAACCTTTCGAACGGCACAAGCCTTCGAATCGCAAGAATTTTTTGAGCTATAGTTATTGTCTATTCAAAATGTGTGAACTGCTCGGCGAGGACCAGTACCTACCATGCTTCCCGCTTTTGAAATCCAAAGAGAAATTATACATTCAGGATCAAATCTGGTTCAAAATCTGTAATGAGCTTCAGTGGGAGGCCATAAAAACTTTGTAATTCAGTACATGGCGATCATCTCGGGCACGGGATCACTGAGGCGCTCGATGCACTCAAACTCGAGCGGGCCCCTCTTGTCCGGGAAGTTGATGAGGAAGCCGGCGCTCAAGCCCAGAAGCTTCAGATAATTTTGGGTCTGAATTCGGTAAGTCTCGCCAAGCTTGCCTACCGACTTCAGCTCTATGACGTATTTGCGATCGACTATGAGATCGGCCCGGACGTGCCCGACGTTCTGACCATCGTAGAACACGGGAACGATTCGTTCGGTCTCATAGTAGATTTTGCGTGACCGCAGCGCCACCTCGAAGGCGCAGTGGTACACGGATTCGGAGTAACCCGGCCCGAGCGACGTCCAGATGTCATCGGCGACGGACCGCAGGTCCTGCTCCATTTGAGTTTAGGGTGGTTCAGGTCTTAAAGTGGCATTGGGCGGGACAGGACGTTTTTTCATTCAGTTGACGCCAAGTCTAAGATTATTCACACCGCTGTTAATCAATGCACGCGGAGAAGTTCCTTTAATCTTGCGAACTCGGAGTTCTTCATTAACAATTTCACCTACATTAGTTACGGCGAAAGTTTTCAATGCAGAAATAAGCCACGCTATCATTGATATGATTAAGTTCTGAACAGCACGAGCTTCACGAAGCGTTCTCCCAGTTAGTTTTGCAACTACAGAGTTATTGTATTTGGATAAATTTTTAATAAAATTTGAAGACCCCGTACCGGTCATCATCGTGAGCGTCGCAGCGGTCGCTCCAGCCGCGAGATTCGAAATATTCAGACGAGCCGATCCAGATGTGAATTTGCGCGCGATGACTGTAGCAACACCGGACGCCGCGGCCTCAATAGATTTCTCATAACCCGTAAAATAACTTTGAGTAATTTCTTTGAAATTATGTAATAATGTAAGCATATTTTTACGCATCTTAAGACCATCTCTCAGCGACATATCAAGTAAATAATTAGTCAAATAAAGCATAATCATTAATGAAACAATTAATGACACTATACGTTTAACCTGACCGCGTCTAAGATGGGGCCTTCCGTGTAAATTCACGTTAGCCCGTCTAGGACTGGGCGAGGCCTGACGCACGACCATAGCCATAGAACGATTATTGGGAGAGGTCCGACGCACCACCATAGCACCACGATTGGGCGACGTTGCTTGTGCGGCCGCACGCATTGCGTTGTATCGCGCACGTTGGCGATTCACATGCGCTCGACGAAGATTGGCAGTAGTTGGCATTTATATTTACAATTAAAATTATTGAGAGGTCTTGAACGACTTGGCGTACTTGCTGCGGACCCACATGGCATCCTGCTTGTAGATGCGGGAGGCCCGGGGCGCGGTCCGCTTCGTCAGGGTGCTGATGGCAATCAGACGGCGCATGACCGCCCGGGGCTCTTCGCCCTTGCTGACGCCCTTCGACAGAGCCTTGCGGCGGTTGGTCATTGCCTCGACCGGGTGGTAACCAAAGCGGGTAAGCATACCGTGCTTGAGAGGGCCGATACGCGACTTTGACTGGCCGATGGTTCCCACGTCGTACGCGTATGAAGGACGCACCTTCGTCATACTGGATTTGCGGACGTACGTGTACGAAGTGCCATCCTTGCGGTGCACCCGGACGACCTTGCGGGTCACGCGACGCACGTGGCTTTTACGCATGGGAGTCTCTGTCATTTTGAATTCTGTCAAGAAATTTTTTGAGAGTGACCCAGAATGAAGAGTTTCAACTTTCCCTCATTTGACGCACCAAAGTCAAAAATGTCCTGGTCGTCCGAATTTACATCCAAAATTGTAAAGTCTGTGTACTCGTACCTGAGTCTCATGGTCGAGTATAGGATACTGAGGCCGTACGTCTTGAGGTCCTTGGGTGGTA